AGGTTCAATAGCGAACATCTTGTCTTTTGCTATTTCAAATTGTACTCTACCTTTTAATGGTTGTGCGGTTCCAGTTGGAGTTAAGCCGGGAGCCCACATCTCCACTCTTTTACTGCTGCTTTCTCCACTAAAAGTGCACTGCTTATAAATATCTTGCTCTTGCTCTTCGTCCCTATGATGAAACACCAATATTTGCCAATTGGCAACTATATTTGAGCCTCCAATATTTGTTTTGCCGGGGAATGTAACTGGTGCTGTTCCACTTATATCATCACCAGTACCCGACCAAGATACGCCCCCTGCTGCATAAGGTACTCCATAATGGCCACTCGTAGACCTACCCGCCGTGCCTGAGCCTCCACTAGTAGTAACTCCAGAATTCGTATGAAACCCAGCAGTAGAGTTGATTGTTGATGCCACCCAACCCACATTAGCTTCAATATTAGAACCTAAAGAATTTCCATCAGAATATGCAAGGATTGGGCCGTAGGATAATGTACCACTATTCCAAGACCCAGAACCAGCTATATTTCCTGAAGCACCCCCGCTCCCAGAATCTATAAAAACGACATTATTTTGATATGCTGGATTTCCACCAGCTGGTTTAGCAGAACCTCCTATGCTACTCGTTATGAATTCACACTTCTCATAAACACCACCCACAATAACAACCATACCATTTCCAGATGGATTATTAACATATATCGTAGCTGTCTCTGTTACACTCTCTTCATTCTCGGTGTAAGTGTGAGTGCCATAAGTTCTCGCCTTATTATAATTATCTACCCCCGAATCTGTTGCAACAGCGTTATTATAAAGAACTTTATCTGTTACACCAGTACTCCAAATTAATGTTGGTATGCCCACTTTTCACCTCAATTTAACATTAAAATACCACCTTTAACCGTGGTCATTACACTACCCTCAACTTTTGCGTTTAGGGTTCCTTTTAATTCTGCATTCATTAGACTCTCTACTGATGCACCCAAACCCCCTGACAATTTCGCTGTTCCAGCCAGAGTTTCTATATTAATATTCCCAACTAAACATTTAATGTCAATACCACTCGGCCCAATTGTTATTGAATTTTCTGCTGCGGATAAACCATAAGATAATTTAACACTATCGGCCCCAAGAGTAACTGTTGAAAGGGATTCTCCAGGCACCCCAGGCCCTCTAAGAATAGTGCCTGTTGCACCTATCTCAAGTGCTCCCAAATATATTAAATTTGTGCCTCCAAGTATATTAACAAATTTTCCACTATTAAGACTTGGTAAAATGCCGGCTATTTCTACACCAAGACCACCAGTTATGGAAGATAAAGTTGTAGCTACCATATTCAATCCCATCCCAGAAGAAAGTCCAACTTGACCTCTACCACTCAACTGCATAGACCCAGCTCTACATGCATATTCTCCACCAACTTTCAAAGTTGAATCGCCTGAAACTTTATCTGTATGTTTTGAAGTCTGTATTTCTCTATTAAATGCTTTTGCTTTCATTGTTAACGCACCACCACCCGCATCAAGTATAATATCTTTAGCATTAACAGCAAATACGTCAGTGGGGGTATTTACTGCAACAGAACCTTTTGCATCAAATTCTATTGAACCTTCTGTTTTATGAAAATACCCTCTGGTTGAGAATATATCAAGCTTCCCCTCAATACTCTCATATCGGTTACCTACCACCCTCCAGTAATCGTTATTTAAAATAATGTGATAATCTTCATTTACCACCTTAGTAATTCTTTGACCAAGAGAACCTATTTCTTCAAAAGTTCCTGTACGATGATAACGATGAAGCCTTTCAAATCCTGGCGTATCATCCATCTCAATTAGATGGCCACTCTCAGTCTGATGAACATGATTATATGGATACTTAGCGCCGTAGATACCAGTAGGGTCTGGCTCCATCCATTTATCTTTGGAGTTTTCAGCAACACTAAAACCAGTACCCAGCTCTTGTCTCCAAAATTTCTTTTGAGCAACAATCCCAAATTGACTTAAAGGACTCGTTGTTGGAAAGTTGCCATAGAGTCCACGTGCCATTCTTGGCGTTGTGGGTTCACCTAAAAAATTAATATCTGGGTATCTTGACCGTGTAGCTTGTTCTTCTAAAATGACCTGAAAAATAGGAGAGTCTGACTCAACTGAAGTTGAACCAGTTTTTGAAATATCTCTTTTTGTAGCAGGATCATCATTTGTAAGTTCACTTCTTAAAGCTTTGTGTATAATTTTTAATGGTGCTCTTGGAACTCGGGCTTCCTCGTCTGTGTCATATTTTAAAAGTTTTCTATTTGCCCCCTGAAGAGGATGTCGGTCTTCTGGTGGTTCTTCTGTCCTTGGGTCAGCAAATCCCTCACCCTTAGCTGGATGTGGGGCTTGTGCTTCTGGAATACCACCAAGTGTTCCGAAGAAAACAGGTTCTTGTGCGTCTTCTCCATCTCTAAAAAATCCCACAACCCAAGTCCCTTCTACTGGGCCTGTAGGACTAGTGCCCACACCTGTTTGTGCTGCAGATGTAATTGGTTGTATTGGATAAGACCAAGGAAGAGATTCCGTTGGCATTTCAGCTTTATTATCTGTATGCCAACCAAGAATTCTGACCCTACACCGACCTAAAAAAAGAGGGTCATGACGGTCTTCAACCACACCCTGCCACCAGATAAACCCATCTTTCCCCATGTAATTAGCCATTCACTCCTCCTGTTCCATCTGGGGATTGTATAGTTGGTGGTTTCAACTTAAAACCTTTTGAAATTTCTGAACGATAAGCATCTTTAATCGCCTCAATACTCATAGTATACTCTTTGTTTGCTGTTATTTTATGACGAAGAGCAGTTATTAAAAATTTTCCACTATAATACTTATGAGGGTCTAATGGGCCTCCTGTTTGCGCTCCAGTAGGATCTTCTGACGGATATTGAAACCATATTAAATCTCCCACCTCTCTCGCAGAATCGCCGGGTACACTAAATTGAACTTTCAAAGTTTCTAATTGTCTTTTCTGTGATGTTCTCTGAGCTAACCATTCTTCAACTTTTCTATCAGTAACTTTTGGAGTCTTGGTTGGAGAATTACCATGAACAGTGAAAGCATCAAAGTCACCACCCATCTGAACATCTCCATTGGAATTAAGATATGTTGTGCTTCTCATACCCTCTGCGAACTTGATAGCCATTCCTTCATTTGTTGGATATAATGTAACATGAGATTCTGGCCTTCCCAACATATCTGCAGAAGGAGAACATACCTTGCCTGGATCTGTTTTCATAGCTAAATCTACTTTAGTTTTTTGGTCTGGAGCTGGCTTGTCAGGATTTTCCATCTCTACTTCAGCATTAGTTGTAGCATCTATAAAACTAACGATATCTTTAGGTTTAATATAATGAAAATCATTCTTTGACCATTTCATCCTAACAAGGTCATGAGTAATCACTCTATTTGCATATAATCCCATACCAAGATTTTTAAGAGTGTCAAAAGAATGAACCAAATGATAATCTTCTACCGCATACTTCTTTTCAAGAGGAGACATATCACTAAGATTGCCTGGTTTATATGAATATACAGCAACAAAACCCTTACTGCCAGGGTCATTCAGTTGGGGAGTAAAAGCTGGATTTTCACCATCACCAGAAGAAAAGACAGGAATGAAAGAAGTATTCGCAGCTCCAGCATCAGCCTCGGTATAAAATTTATCATAATGTGGAAACTTTGTTGGAGCCTCAGCTTTCTCATACCCCCGAAATCCTCCAACCATCAAAGTTTCTATAGATACAAACCGAAACCCCTTGAGAGTTTCATAGAATACAAAGTTCGCCCCCTGAGAAATCTGATTAACAGATATCGCTCTTTTTGCTAAAAAATTGATAGATTTGAATGGAGTCCAGTTTGGAATTGATGCATTATAGGGGCCCTTTGTGGGCTCCACCAAAAGATTTTTATGTGTAGGTCTATGATTTGCTGGTTTTTTCTTTCCAATAAAACAATCATAAAATATATCTCTAACCATATCCGCAATAGTATATGTTTTATCATTCAATGGATTTTCTGGTTGTGCTAGGTCTGTCAATTCAGCTGTTGGATAATTCTTTTGAACTCTAGTCATCATATTAGAATATTGAATATCAGAAACAAAATATAATTTAATAGACCTAAAATTCTCACTAATTTTTTGAGGTGCATCTATCTTATAAACTCTAAACCTATTATGAATAAGTTTGGGAAGGTCTTTGACATTTATTGTAGTATCCGCTGGTGAAGAAATAGCAGATGGAGTAGCACCAGCCGTAGACATAGATATTTCCAAAAATTCTTCTCCGACAATTGGAACATTTTCCATTAAACCAACAGCATCATTTATTGTGATATCACCAGAAATGGATGGACTGTATATGTCTTCATAAAAATTTAGCTCAGTCCAATCTGGTTTATCATTATCTTGTAGGTCTATAGGAGCATCAGCACCTCTCGTTGGAGATATAAGCCAACATTTTGTCACCTTATAATCGCCAGGAAATCTGCCCGGCTCTTTAGGATTAAATGATGTTTTTGTTTCGCGTTGAGAGAGACTGCCTCCTCCGCTAGTATGTGGATTTGCCATTATCTAAATATCTGTCTAACTTCATCCAGTATTGAAGACACATATACTGGTTGAATAAGGTTAATTTTTCTTTTATCATCATTTAGTTTTAATTCATAATCAAATTCATAGATAATTTTTCTGTTACCTTCTCCAGCTGCAACAAACGTGTCATAATCAACTTCAACAGTAACCTCTTCTATTGGGTCTGAAGTTCCTGTAACTTCAACTCTTGGCCTTAAAATTTTCTCATAATGATGAATAGCTGTTTGAGCTGTGCTTGCAGCACCAAATTTATTTGTAATATATTTTTCAAAGTTTTTAGCATCTAAAGGCCATTGCCAGTATGGGTCTAAAACATTATTAACCATAAGAATCATCCAAACAAATCGTGTTGATCCATACGTATCATAAGAAAGATTATCTGCTCTTTCAGATTCTTTAATATAATATGGATAAAAAAGAGTAATATCATCCTTAATTGCATCTCTGAATTTTTGTCTAATCATCAAATTTATAGCAGTAGTATAGGACGGTCTTATTGGGTTTTTTCCTTCTATATCATAAAGGATCTTTGGAAAATTTGAAAAATATTCTGACATTAGAATCCTTGCCTAATTGCTTCTCTGGTCATTAAGACCGTTTCTTTAAAGGATAGTTGTAATGTAGTTGTTACAGGCTCACTACCATCATCAAAAAATACTGCTTGGCCGGAAGTAGAATAATCCACATTCAACGACTCAAGAAAACATCTATCTATTCTGAATAAAGGTTTAACCTGAGAAGCACGACCATCAGATGAATTAGTTCCAACCTCCGCATCTCCATCCTTTCCTCTTGGTGATATTCTTATTTTAAATTCATCTGGATAAGATAAAGTTAAAGATGTAGATGTAGTACTGCCGTTCCTCCCCGCAGATGAGGTAGTATTATTGGTTCCTCTTGAACTATTATTCTGACCAGTAACTTCTGGATGCATATAATACTTGAAAAAATGAACTATTTTATTCACCACCTCAGCCTCATCTTTACTTCTCGGCATCATAACAAATGAATAGCTAAATGAACGAAATCCGCCAGGCCCTTGATATATAATAGCTTTATGATGATTTTTAATTTTACCTACTTTTCTTTCTAATGCTTGGACAGCTGTTCCAAATTTTTGGCCCGCGATCTCTATAGCTTCTTTTGCTATTGCCGTCGAGAATGCATCTTTAATAGGAGCAGATATGCCTACATTTGCCAATTGACTTACTGCGCTCCCAACATTACCAGACAATCCAGCTTCAAGAGCACTACCCAAATTTTCAGAACTAGCATTTGACCCCATAATTGACTGAGCCATAACACCGCCCACATCCACATCACCATAAGCTTGAGTGTAACTCGTCTTTAGTGCATCAGGTGGTAAGTACATTGCAACCATATCACCAGGCACAGCTGTGGGATTTGCAGCGGTTGTTTTTAATTGTTGAAAAGTTATACGATGATTTCCTATTCCAGCTGAAGTAGAGGTCATATCCAACGGATAGGTATACAGATGTGATGCCATTATTCTCCTTTAGGTTTCAATTATACATAGATATTTATATGGGTTGGAAAAAACTACATTCAGGCAAATTTAGGCCTAAAAATATATCAAAATATAAAGGCGATCATACGGAAATTCATTATCGGTCTGGATGGGAGCTCCGCGTTATGAGTTATCTTGACCGAACTCCGTCTGTATTGAAATGGTCAAGTGAAGAAATAATTGTGCCTTATCGCTCACCTATAGACGGTAAACGACACCGCTACTTCCCCGACTTCTGGGTTAAAATCAAAACTTCAGAAGGCACTATCAAAGAAAGCTTAATTGAGGTTAAACCCAAGGCTCAATGTCAACCACCCAAGGGTGGGCCGCCAGTTGACAGAAGAAAACGAAGAAGATATCTAAGAGAAGTAAAAACGTGGGGGGTCAATGAAGCGAAGTGGAGGGCAGCAAGAGCCTTTTGTAAAGATAAAAAATGGGATTTTCATATTTGGACTGAGGACAATCTGACTAAATATTAATATGGCACAACTAAATGAGGGGCTCTTAGACAAGCTCAAAACAGCAATAAAAACAAGTAAAGCTGGAGCGAAGGCAAGAGCTGCTGGGGATTGGTTTAAGGAGAAGATTAAACAGGCTGGAGCTAGTGCTCGAATGAGGGCCGTAACCCCCAAGCAACTCCTGAAGAGACAACCAGAAGATAATATCATGCTTGGGAAAATGTTCTTCTACAAATATGACCCAAAGTGGGCTAAGAAATTACCATATTGGGATATGTATCCTCTGGTCTTTCCTTTTGAAAAAGCACCAGGCGGATTCTATGGATTAAATCTTCACTACATACCCCCAAGGGATAGAGCAATATTAATGGATAGTTTGAATCAGTATGCGAACAATGACAAATACGATAAAACCACAAGATTACAGCTATCTTATCAATTACTCAAGAAATATGGAAGAGCTGTTCCATGTGTCAAAAGATATCTTGGTGACCATGTGGTTTCACAAACAGTCCGAGTTGATGCGGACGAATGGGAAATAGCAATATTCCTACCAGTTGAAAGATTCCAGAAAGAATCAAAAAATACTGTTTGGAAAGATAGCAGGAGACATTTTTAATGCCAGGATTTAATGTAGACTCTCTTAAAGCTGTAGTAGCGGGATATGGCGGCTTTGCTGTAGGAAGTAAATATGATGTTATGATTATTCCAAGAGATCCATCTACTCTTACAGGAGTAATAACAAGTATGTTACAGGATTTACGATTTCTCTGTGAATCCACATCTCTTCCAGTGAGAAGTTTAGCGACTGTTGACAGCCAGATACATGGCCCTCCAACAAAAATGCCATATCAATCTACATATACTGAAGCTGCATTTTCTTTTTATTTAACTGAATTTATGGCACAGAAAAAATTATTTGATGCATGGTTAGATATGATAATAAATCCACGAACTGGAAATGTTTCATTCTTTGACCAATATAGTTGTACGATTGAAATAAGAAAATTTTCACGACGCGCAGAATCACCAAATACTGATAG